AAAATGAATTATGGAAAAGGCTATTAAGGATAATGTTTTGAAGACATTATTCCGTTGCCCTATACACAAAACAATCTTGACTGGCATGACTACCACTCATCCGTGGAGATTGTATTGTTCGGAGTGTAATAAGGAGTACCAAAATCCAGACCACCCAGAGTATTATCCTGCCCTAGAATAGATAAGGAGAAAGATGAGTAAAGAATATGAACGGATTAGAGAGAAGGCATTATTAACTGATGAGGAGATAACCGAACTTATTACAGAAGAAGAACGTAGAAATGGAGTTCCCGAAGCATTTATTAGAGCAGAATTTGACCTTGATTATCATAAGGCAATAGCCCAAGCCCAAGTAGATAAACTCCTAAAGCTGGTAAGGATAGAGGCAGACAAGAAAGACATAGAGCTTTACCCTGAGATATTTGCTACTGGTTTGAAATTACCCTCTCAGGCTGAAATGGAAATGCTTAGAGGTTTTTTATCTTGGCTAGTAGAAGAAGCAGGCTTTGTTAGATGTCTTAGTAAGGAGGCGAAATGACTGAAAGATTCGGATGCGAAAGCATATCAAGCGAACAGGTGAGGAAATACAAGAGATAAGATGAAATATGACAAAAAGAATAAGCCTAAAAGCCATACAGGATTGCCACCTCATCATTGGGTCAAATTCTGCCCTCTATGTGGAGGGATTAACCTAAAATGGTTTTGGGATAGTGAAGAATGGTATGACAAACAGAAAGACCCACACCCAAACCAAGAATTCTGTGAAGATTGTAAAAAATGGGTCACTCCATCACGAAGGCGAGTATTTATAGATTAGTTTTGAGGAAATACAAGAGCGAGAATAGATAATGGCTAAAGATTAGGATATTACTTTGTCAGATATACATAGTAAGGACAAACAACTATACTCTATATCTGACCTATTAAACTGGAGTCCTCCTCACTATACTCGTATCATCTCAAAGGGAGTATTAAACACCAAGAATAGAATGATTATCTTTGGAGATGAAGGCAGCTGGAAATCTATCCTTGCTCTCCACACTGCCCACTGTATATCCAGAGGTAGTAGCTGGCTAGGATTCAATACTTATCCTTCTAACATTATTAGGCTACAGACTGAACTACCTATGTATATAGACAGAGAGCGATTGGAGAAATACTGCTCTGCCAGCAAGAGGATATTCTTAGCTAAGACTACTAATCCCAACCATCCTGACTTGGAAGATATGGCAACTGAGTATGCTTATCCTCTCCGATATATCAGCCGCACTGAGCAGTTTATACATATAGATAACTCACAAGGATGGGAGTCATTACTAAGGAACATCAGGCTATGTATATCCGAACTACCTGAAGGTCCTATAGTAGTAATCCTTGACCCTCTGTATAAGATATTCGGAGGTAATATCTCTGAAGAAACAGATGTTAAGCCGCTGCTAGATAAGATAGATTTAATCATGGAGGATGCTAAGGATACCATAGGAATCTCATTCATTATAGTTCATCACACTCGTAAGGTTAAGACTGATGAATCAGGTAGTCCTATAGACTTAGGCAGTCAGGATGCTACTGGTGCTAGAACTTGGATGAGATGGGCTGATACTGTTCTCCGTATAGACCCTGACATAAATGATAGAACTCTGACTAAGGTTACTGCTACCTTTACTAAGCATCGTAATGCTGAGGATATACTACCAGTGATAGGACTCAGATGGGATAGAGATACATTACATCCTAGAATACTCTGGCGTAAGATACCTAAGTATGAGGATGAGGATGAGTTGGAAGTTAGAGGAGATTCAGACTTGACTCAGCTAGAATAACCCAGAGAGGGAACAGAGAAAGGAGGAATAGAATGGATGGAGATATTTATCAGAAGGCATGGCAAAGGCTGCTTAGGGAAATAGAGAATAAGACAGGATGGGGCAAAATTGAGCTTAAGAATCTCATGCTTGATTGCCTTGTGAATCCAACTAAGGAGGAATAAGCATGAATACATGGGAAGATACTGTGATGAATAAGGCAGAGATTGCCCAATCGGTAGCAGAACTAATTTTACCTACAATAGTTCCTATAATTAAAGCTCGTTGCGAAGCCCAAGCCGAAATCACCTATCACTCACGAGATAGTGAAGTGGCTGAGGCTCGGAAGGCAGGGAGAGAAGATGTGGTGAAGTGGATAGAAGAACAGCGGCAGTATGAGTGTGATTATTGTGGTTCTGCCTTTGAGATAAGTAATGAGAAGTGGTTTTCCCAGCTCAAGGAATGGGGTATTAAGGAGTAAGGAGAAATGAAGAAGCCAGATGTAATTATTATAAGCCCTCTAATTTGGAACGAAGATGGCGAAGTCATTGATAGTAATTTAAGCCACATGGGTAGAACTATAGCACAAGCCCAACTCGATGATACTTATGAGAAGATGTTAGCAGAGCACCAGCAGGTAGTGAGGGAGATATTTGAGGAGGTTGAGAAATACTTAAATCATCCTATGCCAACTGGGGTTCAATTCTTTGCTATGCCAGTTCGAGATTTGCAATCCCTCAAAGATAGATTTCTAAAGGACAAGAAAAGCAAGGTAATAGGCTAAGGAGGTGAAATGAATATAGAAGAACTAAGACAATGGCTTACAGAGAGATTAAGCGATGTAGAAAAAGACCTGGAGGGGATAAAGGAATCAAACAGGAATAAACCCTTGCCTGATATTGTATCGAGACGAGTAATAGAAGCTGAGGCGATGATTTATAGGAATATTCTTCGTGAGATTTCTTAATTTTGATAAGGCTAAGGTGATATGGAGTTATGATTATATCTCTACTATGGATAAAATATAATCCACAATTTGATATAATCATAATATAATCATTATTGGAGTGAAAGATGGACAGATTAGAGTATGAGAGATACTTAATGCGAGAAGGTAAGACATATAGAAGGCCGAGACCAAAGCTTATCAGGATTCCAGAAGACCATCCATATTATTCTATGGCTCACAGAGGATATGTTGCTGAATCTAGACTTAAGATGGCAGAGCATTTAGGCAGAGCACTAACCACTGATGAACTAGTATACTTCAAAGATGACTTCCCACTTAATACTAACATTGAGAACCTTGAGCTAAAGAATAAAAAGGACTTACGACAGAATATGATTGAGTATGGGGCTATTGATACTAAATCAGAAAGATACCTAAAGGGTAAGGAAGAGGAGAAGAGGATAGCGACACACTTGGCTAGCATAGGCTATGAGGTAATTGATATAAGCTTAGATAAGATATACAGACCTGATGGCTCATCATACTACTCACCATTTGATATTCTAGCTAAATCAAAGAACTTCACATTCTTAGCTGATGTTAAGTATAGGTCATCTAGAGGTCCTATCTACTTTGATATTTACCAACTAGAATTTTATCAGAAGTACATCCCTATCATAGAAGTAGATGATAGACTAATCATCGTAAGTACTCCAGGACTAACAGATATATTTGCATCAATCTATGATATTAAGAATAGTTATGTTACTACTGAAATTGGAGCTTGTGTTATAGAAAGAGATAGAGCACACCCTATTACTCTGCTAAGAAAGAGACTTGAGGGTGCTACTAATACATGATTTAATATATTATATATCAAATTACGGATTATTTATTATCCTAAGAACAATTAGACACACTCACGATTGACAACTTATTACTTATATGATATAATTAGGTATCAGAATTTGGAATCCACACAATTAAGATAGATGGAGGTTAATTCTTATGAAACCATAATTATTATGTTCTTAATTACACTATTCATATTGCTACCAATAGTTGTAGCAAAGATAATATACGGTGAGAAAAGGAGGAAATAATGGCAGAAGAACAAGGAACACCAAGTAGTAGAGGATTAGTAGACTTTGATGTAGGTCCTCTGAGAAGATTCATGGCAGTCTTTGATAGTATGCCCAAGGAACCTCAGTCATTTGGAGAAGGAGAAAGTGCTAAGAAATCCATGCGTGTAACCTTCAACTTCAGAGACCTAGAAGTATTAGAGACCATAGAACCATATCACTTTCCTGTATTCTCATTCAATGCTACTGAGTCAAACAGGAAGAAGAGTAAGTATGGTGTCTTTGCTGAGTCCTTCAATGTGGTCGCTGATAGCCAGCTGTCTCCTGAACAGCTAGACCCTAGCAATCCTAACTTTGTTCCAGCCAAGGATAGAATGGACTTCAAGGATGCTATCGGGAAGAGGTTAGGATTAGTATTAGCAGATGGAGAGGATGGAAGACCAGAACCACCCATGCTATATGATGGGAGAGTGCAGGAAGATAAACCCACACCAGCCTGGACAGTATATTCTATAGAAGGAATAGGAGCAGTCGGTCAGGGTGCTGATGCTGCTGAGGTAGCTAAGCAGTTGCTTGACGGTAAGACACTACCACAGTTCAATGCTGAGGCATTGAAGAATACTACCATCAAGAATGATACCGCCCTGCTCACATCCATTTCATTACCAGTATCAGCAGCAGGCAACTTTGCTAATGCACTGATAGCAGCTGGTGAATTTACTAAGGATACAGCTGGAGTATATCATAGGGTAGTGGCAGCTTAGGCTGCCAACTGCCTCATTATCTCATAAACTGGCAGAGTAACTTTTAAGGAATATGTAGGTCGTAAGCATAAAAGGCAAATGAGGTTTAGGTTAAGTTTTACTAGGTCAAATGGTGTGAAGTCCTTGAGGCACACTAGCTCTGCCAGTAGGATAATCAGATGAAGAGAGTTGATAATCCTGAACTAAAGCGTAAGGTATTAGACCATCTGGCTGACCTATATCATATTAAGGAAGTCAGAGAACCTAATCATCTCAGCAGCTATGTATATTGTAGAACAAAGGCTTTCCTTGACCAAAAGCAAGCATCACAGCCTAATGATGAAGAGGTTATGCTGTTTGCTCTTGGTTACGGACTGCAAGATGTATTGACTCCTAAGGATATAGAATCTCAGGTTTATGAGAAGTATGGAATAATATATAGACCAGACCTACCAATAATTTGGACTGGAAACTTAGGAGAAATTAAGACTACAAGGAAGTCAGCTAAGAACCATTATCTGGATGAATATATCCCACAAACTTGGTTGGACTATATGATGGGTGGATGCTTCTTAACTGGAACAGACGAGTATGATTTGATAGTATTATATATGATGGGGAACTATGCTCCACCTATGCCTCAGCTCTATTGTGATACATTTTACTTTGAACAGTCTGAACTAAATATGAACTGGAGCAAGATTCTAGCCCATAAGAAGATATTAGATAGTGCAATAGCATCAGGTAAACCACCTACTCCATTTCAGAATTGCTATGACTGGGAGTGCAAGTATTGTAGATATCTACTAGTATGTAATGCTATAGCAATGAGTATTGGAGTTAAGAATCCTATGCTAGAGGAGGATAAAGAAACATGGGATTAAGGCAACTATGCACAGTTGGTATTGACTATCTAGGATTATCTGCAGAAGAATCATCTACAGACTGGGCATCAACTAAACAATGCAGCTACTACACACAAGTAGAAGATGACTCTGACCATCCTTCAGATAGGAAGAGAGTTTGTGGTAATTGCACCCACTATATAGTTATGGAGGATAAGTAGGTGGAAGATAATTATCTCGGCATAATAGCAATCTGTGGAGATGAAGGAACTTGCAAGACCACAATGGCTCTTACATTTCCTAAACCACTATCACACCTAGATATAGATATGGGAGGCTATGACAGAGCAGCTTGGAGAATAGATACATCAGGTATTGTATCTACTAGTTTTCCTAAACCATTAACTGATGCAGATATTGCCAAGATGAGAGGCATAGTGAAACCTGAAGCATCATCCAGAACATTAGCAATACCTAAGAAGATAGAAGGAATGAAGGAGCTATGGCAGATTATTATTGACAAGATAGTCAGCGATGCTCTGAATCCTGAGCTAAAGACTATAGCCATAGATTCTGCCACCTTGCACTATAAGATAGGTTGTGATGCTTACCTTCAAGAGTTACAAGAGAAGCAAGTATACAAGTGGCATAATGACACTAAGACTCGCAATGTCCCTTTTGATGAGAATGATTATAGAGAAAAGCTTCAGCCTGTTGAGTATGGTGTAGTGTATGATAGA